GTGACGCGCTTTTCTTATATAAGCCTCCCTCACTCACTCACTCTCGTGGGGGTATGTTTTGAGAGCATGCCCGAATTTCGCTGGCAAGGCAAATACCTTTTCCTCACGTACCCCCAATCAGACTTTAATTTAGATGGCGCAGTACATAGACTTAGAGAGCAGGGCGGACGACACGTCACCTTCGTTAGAGTTTGCTCAGAGCAACACCAGTCAGGAGAACTCCATAGACACGCTCTCCTCTGTTTCGGGAAGCGAGTCAGCTTCACAGACCAGCGTCGATTCGACATCGACGGCAGACACCCAAAGTGGGAGCGATACACCCGCTCGCCCGCAAAGGCGGCCGAGTATATCGCAAAGGAGGGGGAGTACGTCGACTGGGGCGAGACCCCCGACTTTAGCACGCCAGAATGCCGTGAATCCCGCAACGAACTCTGGGGTAGACTTTTGGATGAGGCAACCACACCCGAGTCCTTCATGTCCCTTGTGCGGCAATTTGCTCCGTACGACTTCGCAACCCGCTACCAGGCACTACACACCATGGCAACCTCCGTGTTTCACAGACGGTCGCCACATCAGTCCCCCCATGACATGGTCGAGGACTTCCAGCTCCCGGACACCATCGAGAGGTGGTTGGAGGAGGAATTTGACCAGGAGGTATGTTGTTTTTCGGTTTATCACGTGCCTCCGTCGTCGGCAGTCACGCCTTCGGTGTGTTGCTGCGCGGTCGCTACACGCTCCCTTGCCGGAGGATAAGGAAGGTAATCATGTTTTTAATTTAGAATTTCAATGTTTTTTAACAGAACCGCCCCATACGACCCAAGTCACTCCTCATCGTCGGCGACTCTCGTTCGGGAAAGACCAGCTTCGCACGGTGCCTCGGGCACCACATCTACTTCCAGGGGCTCTTCAATCTGGACAAATTTGACCCCCAGGCCGACTACGCCGTCTTCGACGACTGCAAGATCAAATGGATCTCGAACCACAAATCGTGGCTTGGGTGCGGCGGGGAGTTCGAAGCCACGGACAAGTACCGGACAAAACGGACACTGTCCTGGTCCGGCAAACCTAGCATAATCTGTTGTAATAGAGGTAGCACGTGGGACTGGAGATATAGCGAAGAATGGAAGGACGACCCAGGATGGTTCGAAGCCAATGTAGTAGTGTGCGAATTGGGACCTAACCAGCAGCTCTGGGAGGTCCCTAATTAATATATTAAGGGTCTTTATAGTACATAAACGTGTCCATAGACACATTGGTGGAAGTTCCCACTAACGATCCGTTGTGAGTCTGGGGTACATGCACACCCAGCAACACATAGTAGTTCCAACCCCTCAAGTACACGTCCCTGGTAGGTCCACCCACAGAAGGCGGGTTACCCACCACATCTTCGTACGTAAGCTTCCGCTTCCAACGATACGACATCTGAAACCTAGTGGTGGAGGTACCCGAAAACGTCGACGTTGTCGCCGCCGCTATCGGTAACTGAGCCTTAATCTTCTTAGACGTCCGTCCGAGAACTTTCACATTGTTGCCATTGAGGGTGGGGTTCTGACCGTCCGGTTGGTAAAACCAGTAATCGGACGAAGCGAGGAGAGGGGAGGGGGCGGTGGTAGAAAGCTGTTCGTTAGCAGCAATAAGGTACACAGTAACCTGAACATCCTGTGGCCCAACCACAGTATTGATCTGTCGATTGGCGTTCCAATCAACCCAGATCCTACCCTTGATTTTCACCATCGGGTTAAGGATCTCGTTGCCCACAATTGACCAACTGGTGTTACCAGTGCCCAACTGGGAGAACAAATTTTTATACTTCCAAGTCGTATTTCGGGTGGCGAAATCGATGAAGGTGGAGGACCAAGATTCGTTGATGATGGCGAACCGTTTAGTTTCCACTGCCCGGTTTATTTGTTGGCGGGCCACCCTTCGCATTACTTTGACCAGGGGCTGTTTGCGGCGGGTTGTTGTCGACTTCCGTCCCTTTCGGGCCGTTCGCCGTGTTCTGGCCCGTCTTTGAGGCATCGATAATTACTGCGAGGCCGCGTTTGTATGTATAAATGCCAGGGGCAGTTTCGGTTAGGCGAGTGGGAGGGCGCATTTGGGGGTGGGGGGTGAGGCGCAGCGAGGGCATGGGCAGAAAAGCGCTGTAACATTA